GAAGCTGCAAATGCAACAACATACGCATCATTGGTGCCAAGAGTAACATTCTCAACGGGTTCAGTAACGGATTCTACAAAATATAGTGGTATTGATTTAGACAACAATGAAGATAACAAAATCTATATGAAACCAATTCCAGCAAATGCAGGTAATGGTGCTAACTCAGTATTTTCATTAGATACTATTTGTCAATTGGAATTAACTGGTTCATTATCAACTGATGTTGCAAAAAGACAATATGTTGTAGCATTCCAAGAAGGATTTGACGGGTTTGCACCAAACAATAATGCAGCGGATTTAGACCCAGCTACAACAGCAGGTAAGGCGGCATATCAAAAACATATTGCAGCATTATCAAACGCTGATGAATATGATATCAATATGGTAATTGCACCGCATGTTAATAGAGCTGACCATAGTTCAGTTTGGACTTCAATATTAGATATGGTTGAACAAAGAGCAGATGCATTCTTCATTGGAGATGCAGGTAACTCAACAACACCATTATCAGCAACTATTACACAAGCACAAGGAGTTGATTCAAACTACGCAGCAGTTTACTATCCTTGGATTAAAACAATTGATTTAAACACAAATAAATTAATAACAGTCCCACCATCGGTATTATTACCTGGAGTATTTGCGGCAAACGACAATGTTGCAGGAGAATGGTTCGCACCAGCTGGTTTGAATAGAGGTGGATTAGTAGGAGCAGTTAGTGTATTAGATAGATTATCTCAATCTGAAAAAGATGATTTATATGAAGGTAAAGTAAATCCAATTGTACAATTCCCAGGACAAGGTATTGTGGTATTTGGACAAAAAACATTACAAGATAAACCATCTGCATTAGATAGAATCAACGTAAGAAGATTATTATTGACTGTTAGAAAGTACATCGCATCTACATCAAGATATTTAGTATTTGAACAAAATTCTGCGGAAACCAGAACTAAATTCTTAAACATTGTAAACCCTTATTTAAGTGGAATCCAAAGTAGACAAGGTTTATACGCTTTCAAAGTAATTATGGACGATTCAAACAACACACCAGATGTAATCGATAGAAACATCCTTAAAGGAGCTATCTACTTACAACCAACTAAAACGGCTGAATTCATTCAAATTGATTTCAACATTTTACCAACTGGCGCAAGTTTTAACGGATAATTTAAAAAATAGATATTTATAAAAGAACAATAAAATATAAACAAAGATGCCAACAATATTAGGATTTGACAAGATGTTTTACAAAGAGTTTGAACCAAAGCTTCAGAATAGATTTATTATGACGGTTGATGGTATCGAATCTTACATCATCAAAACAGCAAGTAGACCAACTTTCACATCGGAAGTAGTTGAATTAGACCATATTAATGTAAAGAGAAAGATTAAAGGTAAATCAACTTGGGATGATATAACAATCACACTTTATGACCCAATCGTTCCATCAGGAGCACAACAAGTAATGGAGTGGATTAGACAATCACACGAATCGTTGACAGGTAGAGATGGTTATTCTGCTTTTTACAAAAAACAACTTACATTCCAATTATTAGGACCAGTAGGTGATGTAGTAGAAGAGTGGTCGTTAGTTGGAGCATTTATTTCTCAAGCTAACTTCGGTGAATTAGATTGGTCAAACACAACTGACCCTGTTTCAATCGAATTAACAATTACTTACGATTACGCCATATTAGAATTCTAATATAAACAAATTATAAAAAAGAAGGGGATGCAGCAATGTTATCCCCTTTTTATTTTTTTAAAAACATAATATATATAATAAACACAATAGTTATATATTATGGAACAAAACATTGAACAACAAGTTACAAGAGGTGGTATCACACCAACCGTATATCCAACAGGATTACCAAAATCATTCCCATTTGCAACAGAGATAATTTCACTTCCATCGGAAGGATTATGTTATCCGGAAAACCATCCTTTATCAAAAGGTAGTATTGAAATAAAGTTATTAACTGCAAAAGAAGAAGATATTTTAACTTCTATAAATCTAATAAGAAGAAACGAACATATAAACAAAATGTTGGAATCTATCGTAGTAGAGCCCGGAGTTAATATAAATGATATTTTAGTAGGTGATAAGAATGCAATATTAGTAGCATCTCGTATGTTAGCGTTTGGTGCAGAATATGATGTAACAGTTGATGACCCGGAAACAGGTGAACCAACTCATGTTAAAGTTGACCTTTCTAAAATACAAACAAAAGAATTAAATAAGGAAATTTTAAATAGAAAAAACGAATATGAATTTGTTTTACCTATTTCAAAAACTCCTATTAAATTTAAATTTTTATCACATGGTGATGAAATTGCAATTAGTAAAGATGTTGAAGCTATTGAAAAAATAACAAAAACATCTGGTGAAATTACTGCAAGATATCGGAGACAAATTGTTGAAGTAAATGGTATTAGAGATACTGGCCATATAAGTAATTTTGTTACAAATGGTTTATTAGCAGGTGATTCTAAAGCACTTAGAAAATATGCAAATTCAATAACTCCGGATTTGAATTTAACATTCAAATATACAACTGCTAGTGGTGAGGAGGAGGCTCTCAGAATCCCTTTTGGGGTTGACTTTTTTTACCCTATCGACTGATTATAGTATAGCTTTACATCAAAAGATTTTTCAAATGATATACAATTCCAATGGTGGATTCACATGGAATGATGTATATTATATGTCCATCAAATTAAGAGAATTTTATTGGAATGAATTAGTTAGAAGTAAAAAAACAGAAACTGAACAAATAGAGCAAGCAAATAAAACAAGAACATCGGCCTCTAAAGCTAGACGAAAATAGTATTGATTTATATTTATATACAAACATGGAATATGGCGAAGCAAAAATTAGTTGAAATAAATGTATTTTCTAAATTACTTAATTTATTTTTTACAGCAAAATCTAAAAATAAAGAAACTGCGTTTTTGAATAAAATAAAAAATTCAGACGAAGATGTATGGAAAACATTTGATGATATAAATTCTAGAATAGATGCTTCTACTGATAAATTGAACAAATATAATTCCAAATTCAAAGATATTGACTTTTCCGATTTAAACTAATTTAAGTAATGGCAAAAGGCAAAACCCCTAAGAATAACAATTTAAAGAGTAAACAAAAACAGGCCGCCCCCAAGCCACCTGCACAGGCTACTAATGCTCCTCCACCAATTGTTGATGATAAAGCAGCAAAAAATTCCGAAAAAATGGCTCAGTCTCTTTTAGAGGCTAGAAAAGAAGCTAAAGATTTGTTTGAGGATATGTCGGATATTGATGAATCGGTTAAAAGTATTGGCCAGGGAATTGATAAAAATAATAAAGGATATAAAACTTTTTCAAAATTTGCAGAAAGTATTAAAGCAAGTAGCCAAAGTATTGCAACTACACTTGGTAAACAAAATGATTTAACAATAAATGAAGTTAAATACATTAAAAAAGTAAATTCGGCTAAAAACAAATTTTTCTCAGAAGAAAAGAGATTAGGAAAATTACTTAAAAATAAAGTAATTAATGAACAACAATATAATAAATACTCCGAAGCTGCAGCTAAAAATTATGCAAAAACAGTTGACGGATTTGAAGCAACTTCCGAATCTGGTAAACAAATTCAAAAATCACTAGAAGCAACTGCCGATGGTGCTATGGATTTTACCAAAAATATACAAAAAGCAGATGGATTTATGGAATCATTCCTAAGTAATATGGAAGGTTCTGTCCCATTGGCAAGTGAGATTGGTAGTGTATTTAAATCGTTAGGTAATGGTGGAGCCGGTATAAAGGCTGCAATTGGTGCATTAGCAGGTGCAGCTACATATCTTGCATACAAACAAGGTATGATGGGTGATTATTTTGGAAAAGTTGCATCTTTCAATATGAAGGACCAGATTGTTGAAAATGAAATAGCACTTAAAAAGGCACAAAATTCAGCAAGTTTTGCAATACAAGAAGCCGGTGTTCAATTTGGAGCTCAAATGGCAACCGCAGCTTCTGATTTTAAACAAGAAATGAGAAATGCATTTTTTGGAGAAGCATTGACTCAATTAGGCACAAAAGCAGCCGCAATGTTGGCTAAAGCCGGTTTTAGTGCAAAAGATATAGCTGAAGGTAGTTTAAGTGTAGCCGGTAATTTAGGAGCAGGAGCTGCTAGTTCACAAAGATTGGGTAAAGAAGTTGCAGTATTCTCAAAATATATGGGAATAGGTGCAGACCAAGCAACTGATTTGGCGGCTAATTTCCGTATAGTTGATAATTCAAATGCTGAATCTGCATTAAATATGTTGGAAGGAACCCGTCAAATGGCAGTGATGATGGGATTGAATCCTGGTGATGTGATGAGAGATATGGCAGATTCTACAAAAGAAATTGCACAATATAATTTCAGGTCAGGTAAAGAATTACAAAAACAAGTGATTGCTGTAAAAGCAATGGGTGGTAATTTTAATAAAATAGCTACTGCGGGTAGAAATATGGTATTGAACTATAAAGATAGTATCAAAGCCGAAATGGAATTATCTGCAATGCTTGGAAAATCTATAAATCTTTCCGAAGTAAGAGCTAAATTTGCATCATCGGATATACCTGGTGCAGTAAAAGCTTTACAAGATGAATTGGGTGGAATGGATTTATCTTCATTAGATTTCTTTAGCAAAGATGCAATATCCAATGCATTGGGTGGAATGGATTTTGAAGAAATTGCAAAAGCTGGTAAAGGTCAGTATGGTGAAATAGCTAAAAACACAAAAGATTTAGATGCGGGAATAGATAAATCATCAAGAGCAGTTGTAAAAGCTAGTTTAGAACAAACCAATAATCAAAGATTAAATATTGAATATAGTATAGCTGAAACAAAGACTATGAACGCTGCAGCAATACAAGCACAAGCTTCAATTGCACAACAACAAATTCAAAATCAAAAGTCATTAAATGATGTGATGATTGATAATGATTATTTGCAACTTAAAGCTAATTTAGCTTTTTTAAGAACATTAGGAACGGAACTTCCTGGAATGTTACTGAGTGGTTTGGTTGGTGGTTTGGCATCATTTTTACCACAAATTTTAAGTGGAGCTTGGAAGATGATTTCGGGAGGTGGAACAGCAGGAGCAGGTGGAATGACTGCAGCAAGTGCCGGAACTTGGGCGGCAGGAGCAGCTGGTTTTTGGTCATTAGGAAAGGGGATGTATAATGTTGGAAGTAATGAAGCACAGCGTGGTGGTAAAGGAGGTGGATGGCAAACTACCGGTAATGTTATAGCAGGTATTGGTGCAGAATTTGTAAATTTATTAGATTATATTCCCGGTAGTCCGATGTCTAAACTGGGAGAGCTTACCGGAACCACTTTTGCTGAAGGTGCATTAAGTATATCTGAACTGGAAAAATTTAGAGCATCATATCGTTCAAAAGAAGGTGAACAAATTGGTATTGGTAGGGAAAGTAATCAAAAATTAGCCAATTGGATTGCATCTAATACGGATTATTTATCAAGAGGTGGATTGGAAGATGAGGTAAAAAATTTCCAAAAAGCGGTTAAATCTGGTTTGATAAAAACAAATGTTTCAATAGCAGAACAAGTAACTGCAAATTCGGCCCAAACCACACAAGCAATTGCAAACACTTCGATGTCATCTTTAGACGATATTGAAAGACAGGCAACCGAAGCAATGAATAAGTCAAAGACTGCAAATAATAAAATAATGGGTGATACCGGTAAATCAATAACCGATATGACAAAGACTGCGTTAACAAGTGTTACAACTGCTGCAAATACTACTGGTACCGCTTCGTCTTCAACTCCTACACCAGTTGCAAGGGCAGCTAAAATAAATTCCGCACCAGTATTTGATGTAAATGCGGAGACAACTGCAAATACGGCAATGCAAATATTTGCATTATTACAAACATGGGCTGCAGCATCAACGGGTGGCACTCAGGTATATTTAGATTCACGTAAAATCAACAGTGACCTTCGAGATAGTGTAAGAGCTCGTAGAGCAATTTTTGTTTTAGACTAAATTTAAATAACATAAACGGATATTTATTATAAATCAAAAGAATTAGATGCCATCATTATTAGAATTATTAGATAGAGCAAAGAAAGACAAAGTAGTAGCCTATGGTGATACTACTTACTTGCCTATTAACGATACGGACTCATTGAATTCGGATGTTGGTAAATATGAATCTAGAGATACATCTTTAGAAAAAGTTTTAAAAAAATCATTAAAAAATCCATTGGATATACAAAATGTATTTGATAAAGCTGATAGATTAATAATTGATACTAGAGGTGTTATAAATCCATATAGAGGAACAATATTTACTGAAAAATTCCAATCCGATACAATTGGTGGAGAAATACTAAAACAGACGGTTGCATTAGCAGGTTCGATACTAAAACAAAGAATTAGAATACCAGATACTATATTTAAGGCGAAAACTTTACCTCCTCCAATAAGTATGACATTATTGCAACCGCAAAATGCATCTAGAGGAGAAGTAGATATAGAAGCCAATAAACCATATTATGTAAAAACCGTCTTTAAACCAGGAGCTGAAATATTAGGTGGAGCTGCAAGGTCAGCAATACAGGGAGATTTACGAAGTGCAAAACAAGAAGCATTACAGGCTGGATTAAATTTAGGAAGGTCGATGGGTAGACAAAATAAACTAACACTCAATGACGAATATATCCAATCATCATACCACCCAGCTGCAATGGATTTAAATTTGGATGGTAGAATTGGTGGTAAAAAGGGAGCAAAAAATGGTGAAGAAACTGCAAAAATATTTACAGGATTTAAAGAATATTATTTAAGAAAGAAAAATGCATTGGCTTTTAATGGAGTTGAAACCACTAATGGTATGATAAAAACTTTGAAAGAAAGAGATGCCAATGAATATCACCACTTTTCGGATGCAATGATAGATTATTTAATTGCAGGAATATTTCCACAAGGTGTGGTTCCAGAAGAATCCTTAATTCCATGGGTTAAATTACATCCATTAGGATTTGAGCCTATGTATTTACCTGGAACAATCTCCGGATTAACCGAAGAGGTTCAACCAACATGGGAAACATATAAATATATTGGTTCTCCATTTAATTCATACAAATATAATGGAGTAGAACGAACTATGCAATTTAATATAAATTTATATTGGAAAGAACAAACACAAATATATAGGATAAAGCAACAATTGGAATATATAAAACAATTATGTTTCCCTGCACCGGATATTACAGTTGCAAAATATAAAAATTCACCAACCGGTAGTTTAGGAGCATCTGACCAATTATTTTATAGACCACAATTTTTAGAATTAACAATACATGGGTATGCTAGAAAAGTGTTTGGATTTATTGAATCTTTAAGTATTAACATACCAGATGATGCAACATGGCCTTCAACAAATAATAACGCTGAATATTCGGATTCATCAAAACCACCCGGCAAAATGACAAAAGACCTTTGGGGTAAATTTCTTACCAATACAATATTTCCATCAAATGTTGAAGTTTCGATAGGGTTTAAAATAATAGAAAACCCACATGCTCAACTAAGTCAGGATGGTACCAAAGTTAAGTATAATTATAATTTAGATGGACTAGGAGGAACTAATGTTGATAATTATAAATACCCAACAAGACCTAGTGTTGTATTTGTACCACAAGAAGATATAACTAAAAAAGATGAAATACCGGTTATATCAACTAGTACAACTCCTCCTGCAGCAAATAAAGTAACAACTATAACACCAAAAGTAACAACACCAAAAGTTACAACACCAAAAGTAACAACACCAACAGTTACAACATCGACGGTTGTAGCTGGAACGGAGACCAATGCCCCATGGAGCATGAAAAATTCCCTTACACCACAAAAAATAAAACAAAATCAGTTTGCAAACTGGACACTGCAATATTCACTGACCAAACAACAAATCGATGATGCAGCGGCCAAACAAAAATTAAATGAAGGGCTAGGTGGTAATTAATATAAATAATTTTATACAATGACGAGTAGATATCAAAATAGAAAAATTTTAGAAAAAGTTGACACTAAAAAAAGATATATGGAATCAACTATATATCCAAAAATAAAACCATCCGATAACGACACATATTTGATAACCGAATCATCTGATAGACTTGATTTATTAGCTCAATCATATTATGGGGATATTTCATACTGGTGGGTAATAGCGGTAGCTAACAATTTAAATGAAGCATCTTTAAATATGAATCCTGGAATTCAAATAAGAATACCTGGAGATTTATCTAGAATTTTAAGTGATTTCGACAAAATAAATTTATAAGTTATGGCAGGATTATTTGTATCTGATTTAAAACCATGGGTTAAAGAAATTTTTTTAAATAGAGAAAAACTTATAGAAAGTTCTATGTTTAAAACCCCATGGGTTATATTAACCTCAGCTGCACTTGTAGTTCAGCAGAGTGATAGTAAAAAATTAACTTTAAAAGAAAGGGCGGATGCGTTTAATGAACTTATAAAAAATCCAAGTCCAACCAAAGGATATCAAGGATGTATAATAACAAATGAAATACAAACTCCTCAAAATGCATATTCAACAACCGGCCCATCGTACATTGGTGTAGATTTTACAGGTAAAAAAATACCTGTTAGTGGGGAAACAAATCGAGCTATTCCAAATCCAATAATTGAAACTTTAGAAATTGATACCGATGGTGTTGGAAACGCGTTAAAAATAGCAACTATCAATGTTAGATTGTTTTCATTAAAACAATTAGAAATGTTTGAATTATTCTATTTAAAGCCTGGAATGAATGTTTTATTAGAATTTGGAAATAATCAATCATTATACGCAAATATAAGAAAAGAATACATAGAAACAAGATATGGAAATAATCCATCATATCAACAAACTACCGGTGCACAAAAGGATATATCTTTAGCAAATGTAATAATAGATAAATCACAATATGACAATTTTTGTTCAAATTTTGCAGATTTAGCAGTAGGAGATATAGAATCCCTTAGAAAATATTATCAAAGAGTTGAAGAATCCAGAGGAACATATGAACAAATTGCAGGAAGAGTGTTAGATTATACATATTCTATTGAAGAAAATGGAACATATTTAGTTAATTTTAAAGTTACCGCTGGTAATGAAGTTTCTAGAGCAATTCCAAAATCTACAACATCAACTAATAGTAAAACAAAAGGAACAACACCCAATCCTATGGTGTTTGATACTTGGATAAATCAAATAGAATCTGATTTTGGTTTACCAGAGTTATCTACAATTGTTACTGAAAAGAAAGATAAAAAACATTTCTTTAATTGGGGAATTGCAAATAGTAATAAGTCGTATGAATCTTTATCAAAAAAACCATACATTACGTTGGAATTTGTTATTGAAAAAATTATAAATCATATATCAAAAACAAAACCATCATTGGTTGATAGTAAATTTATAGAAATAACTAAACAAAAATTTTATACCGATGATAAAGGTAGTGGTGAAGTTTCAATAATATTAACAAATTCATCTGATAATTTAATATCAGCAAATGAAAATGTTATATTTCCTGGCGAGCTACCAAAAATTATAAAAAATGTAAAAAATAATACGATTGTATTATCAACGGATTCAAAAGGTAATATCGAAAAAACAGATTGTACTATAAATGGATTACAATTTAATTTAAAAGAATCTACATTACATATTGAAAACGAAAAATATAATGAAACAAATAAAAATCTTCCAACTCCAAAATTTATAAAAATATATGATAAAAGTGATAATGTTATTTTAGGAAATGCATTAAACATATTTTTATCATATGAAAAAGTAAAAGAAATTTGGCAAAGAGCATATACCAATATAGATTTTTTAGAATCAATATTAGCTATGATAAATGATAATTCTTTTGGTTTAATGAAACTTATTATTGGTTCACTCGAAGGAGGTAAATCGGCATCATTTATTGTGGATGGTAAACTAAAACAAGGTTCAAGTATATTATCTGCGGCTATCAAAACTGATAAAAATGGCCCATATAGATTTAAACCCACAACCATTCAATCAATAGTTAAAGAATTTACATATGAATTTGTTATGAGTGATGCAATTGCAGGTAGAACATTATTTAATTCATACGCACACATTGCACAAGTTAAAAGTGCACAATCGGGCTCAATAGATGATTCTTTATTGGGTATTCCTAAAAACGCATATGAAGGTGTTGATTTTTATACAACTCAAAATGCAGATGGATTTTATAGTTTAAACTACGTTGATGTTAAAGCCGTCGAAAAAAGCATGAAAAAAGCTTCACAAGATGCTTCCAAAGGATTACAAAAAGGAACAACCAGCCAAACTCCACAAGACGTTTCATTAACAATATCCGCAAATTCTAAAAAATTTAAATTACCTAATGGAACTGAAAAAGTTTTGGTTTTTTCTGATGAAAAATTTATAGGTAACATTGTAAGTAAATCTTTTTATGAAAAAAATAAAAGTTTATTAACTCCCATAGAAATTAATTTAACAATTGATGGTATAAGTGGTATAAGTTGTGGTGAGTTTTTTTTGTGTGATGGTGTTCCTGAAATACATAATATAATTGGTGCATTTCAAATTGAAAATGTGAAACATACAATGAATTCAGATGGCTGGTATACTATTCTTGTAGCTAGATGGCGAATATTGGATATAAAATAATTTTTATGGCATATAATGATTTAATAAAAGAAAAAATAATATACACAATTGTAATACCTGAAACAATTG